GGATGCCATAAAGCTAAACCCAGACCGTCTATTCTTAAGGTAGCACATTCCGTAAGATCTTCTATCTGCCTTGCAAGCCTCCCAGAAGTAATAAAAGATTCTGTTGGCTTGTCTAAAATCAGGTGCCCCAACGTCAATTTTCGTCCAGTTAAGGTATATATAGTGCGATCCTGTAATGTAACAAGGCTCATTGTTGCACATGAACCAGTAACCATTAGAACGATGATTAAACTCATTTTCAATATAAGTATAGTACTGCTCTTTAATATCTTCCGCATATTCTTTAAAATCAATTAAGTTTCTTATTTTATTTAATGATGCGGGTTTGGAGACTTGCCTAAATACTTGATCTTCTTTTTTAAGGTCTTCACCATCTATTTTATTTGGAGTTTTAGGTATTCCTACCTTTAGACCTTGAATTTCATATATATCACCCAGCGTGCCATCTTTGCTTATAATTACACAATCTAAATCTTCATTATAACCATATTTAAACTTTTTATGTTTATTATGATTCTTTATCTTTTTATCAGATAAGTGCTCTGTGTGTATTTTATATAAAGTTTGTTTATACATTATTTAACTCTATTTTCAACACCCATAAAAGCTTCTGATTTTTTGCTTTCTGATTTTTTTTCTGTTAGCTCTTCAATTTTTTCAATTATTTTTAAAGAGTCTTCAATTGCTACCCATTTTGCCTGAGCTGCTGTTTTTGCTTTTTCTGGATCTAATTCACCTAAATCTATATTCTGTTTGATAACTTTTTCAAGTTCTACTAAAGCTTTTTCGGCCGCTTCAATTACTCGTTTTCTCCTGTCCATAATTTATTGTAACTTGATTAGATAAAATTCTATATAATTTATCACCTTCTATTTCAAATTCATATTCTGAGTCAGGTGTAAACCCCACCACGTCTCCAATAGAAAGCCCTAATGAACTTAATTCACTGTTGCTATACACAAGCTCACCTTTTAATTTTTGTTCAGTTTCAGAGTCCCATTTATCTTTATTAGTTAATGGCTTAACAAAACAATAATCATCTGGACAATGCCATTTACCATTTCTTTTAAAAGCAAATATTTGATCGGGAGCTACAAAATACTGATTTTCTTTTAAAAAGCTACCACTATTTTTTTCTTTTCCGCGAACATCAAACCACCTTCTAAAAACATTATGATGAATAATTACAGTATCTCCTTTTTTAGGGGTCTTTGAAGTTACTCCATACGCAGGCTCGTTAACAACAACACCTATTCTATTAACAAACATATAGTCACGTTCGCTAATTTCTGTATTAAGTATTAATTCTTTTTGGTCAACATTTATTTTATTGTTGTACCTTGATTCAGTAGATATAATATAATTAAAAAGTGATTTCATTTAATAATCTAAATTGTATTCTATTGATACAGCCATGTTTGCATTAAAAAACTTCCACGGCAATACCTCTTCGTTTTTTGTAATATAAATTTTGTAGCCTCCTCCGTCTTCTAATATGTCGCATATTTTATGCCCACCATAAACTTCTTGACCTACAGAGTAATGCATTGCTTCATTCTTATAATCTGTTCCAATGCTTATTTTTCGTATAAGTTTCATTTAATTCTATTTATTGTTTTTAAGAAGTCCTTGCATCCCTAAAACAGAATGCAACATTGCTTCATGGTAATACGCCTCTGCTTGATCTTCACTGCAGAATAATATTCTCCAATCTTCAATATTCTTTCCATTACATTTATGCTGAGACATTCTATATTCTGGATCCATCTTGGTAACTCCACAATAATTTTCTTCTGGTAAATAATACACAGAATAGTAGCCGGGATTTCTAGCTTTACGCTTTGCTAGTATCGTTTTTCTATTCTTTGTATAATATTTCTTTGATGCTGTGTTTCCCATTCTAATACGTCCATATTGTAATAGGTGGGGCACCATCGTACCCAATACCTACATGGACAAAGTTATTTTTTCTACTTATACCTATTCTAGTAAATCCAACTTCAATAGCTGCTTTAACTAATTTAAAGGTTGCTTCTCCCCCTACACAAGCAATATCAACAGCAGCACCATAAGCATGCTCACCTGGTTTTGATTTTTTAGCTTCAATTGGATGATCAGGGGGTCTATAGGTAGATGTTAATTTAATTGGGTATCCATATGCTTCTCTTAGCTGATCTAGCTTTTCAAGAAGTTCAGGATTCATTTTTTCAAACTCATTAAATTCAGATTCAGTAAAGTATTTCATTTTTTAATCTTTTGATAAATATTTATACAGGTGTACCCTATTGTTAATAATAAAACTATTGTTTGTAACATCGGGTTTATACCCGAAACCATTGGCGAGCTTGTTACTAATGCCGCAATGTTAATACCGTATATTTTTAGATCGGTCATTTTTATTTATGTTTGTTGTTTCCAAATACTTTTTCTACACCACGACTTCCAAAATATCCACCAATTACAATTGTTAAAAGTCCAGTTATAGAGTCTAAAGGGTAACCCATATACCATCCGGCTACATAGCTTACGGTTAAAAATACTAATACGAGGGGACGAACATTAGAAGCAAGCCATGAGCCTGATCTAGCATCCGCCACCCATCTTTTTGTTGTGCCATCTATTTCAGCACGCTCCATTTTTAATTTTTCAAGAGCTATTTCTTTATCAGCATCACTCATATCTGAGCCACCAATTATAGCTTGTATTACAGAGCCTACAGGAGTGTCTCCTGCGATTGCACCAACAACGTTAGGAATTTTGTCTAATAAAAATTTACCAACGCCGGTATCTTTAAATTTCTTTTTTTCCATTGTTTACGCTATTGCTAAATAGATGTATGTATTTCCTGATGCATTTGTTCCTGTAAAGTTTGCAAAACTTCCTGTAGGCTCAAACCCTGTGCTTGAAACTGTAATAGTATAAGCGTATGGACCTGATTCTGCATCAGAAATATTAGCTTGTAAATTTACATTTATAACGTCTGAACCTGACCTTGTAGTATCAAACATAAACCATCCATCGCCGTTTGCTCCGCTACTTGTATTTTTTAATAAAATAAATCGTGGTTTAAAGCCAACATTTATGACGTTTCCTGTCGCTCCTGTCCCTGTATAAATCCCCAGCTTCTGATAACCATCTACTGAATGGAAGCAGTAGGCAACGAAATCGTGTGCAGCATTTGTAGAACCAACCTTAAACGTTGTTGGTGTTATATCAAAGAATGAATCTGATGTTGCTTGATCTGTTGTAAACTTTAAAACATTATTACTTCCAAGCAAACTTCCTCCATATTCTGAAAATATATACCAATTTAATGATATACTTGTAGCTTTGTAAATAATTAATTCAGGCTGTGTATCTAATCCGTGTCCAATAGTATCTCCATTACTTGCTCCATTAGCTGGTAAACTTGCTTTCACAATACTAAACCCTGCATCTTGATTTGCACTAACTTGACTTGTTATATCACCATCTGTGTTTGATACTGCTGCACCTCCTGCTTTCCAACACCAAGCAACAAATTCAGCGTTTCCAGAATAAGTACCACCAACAGCACCATTTACATTGTAATTTCCTGCGGTAATATCTCCAACAGTGAAACCATTAGCATCATAAGACTTTAAAGAGTAATTAGTTGCAGTATAGTCCTCTTCGCCATAAATGGTATCACTTCTTAATTCCCTTTTCACACCCCTAACAGAATCGAAAAGTGCGTTATTATTACCTGATGAACTTCTATTCTTTACCCAAACCAAATCAGGTTGGAATGCCATACCTAAAAAGTTTACGTTGGTAGGTGTTCCGTTGTAAGCTATTGCTGCAGGGTCTGAATAGGTTATATTATTTACAGATGTTGCGCTATAATTAGTTGTTTCATCATTTCCATTTCCATCTAATTTGTAATGAGCAAGAAGATTATCAGAAGGTATGTTCACGGTATTGCCAACTATGTAATCAATTTCTGTAGGCGTTAAAACATCTCCATATATTCTTATTTCATCTATTTTACCATTAAAAAAAGAACTATTGTTATAAGTTGAGCCTATGTATGGTGCTTCATTTTTTAAATTTAAAGTTGCAAACGTAGTATTAATAACTTCTTGCCCATTTACATAACCTTTTACATTACTTGAAGTGTTTATTGTAAAAGCTAAATGCACCCATTCATTTTTAGGAATTGTATTTGCTGAGTAAGCTACTGAACCGTAGGTACCTATTTGTAATTTACCTTGGTATAAGTTAAAAAATAAATGTTGGTCATAACTTACGCTTCCATCAAAAAACGCAAAAATTGTTCCTGAAATATCACTTGGTATATTAACCCAAGCACTCATTGACCAATCATTATTGCCTCCTCTATTATAAAGCGGTAAAACCATAGTGCTATTACTCCCATTAAACACCGCACTCTGTCCACTATCTATTGGCACTCCTGTATCATTAGCATCTTCATCTAACTCATATAAAGCAACACCTGAACTATCTCCGAATATATCCGTAGTTGATTTAGTACTACTTGCGTAGGTCTCTCCATATAGAGTAGTTACTTCTCCGCTGCTTAATGCTTTATTAAAGAATCTTACTTGGTCTATTTTTCCATTATACCAACCAAAACTACCACCTGTAATTGCTCTAACACCTATCGTATTTTGTGGAGTTGCTCTATAAACAATATTTGCTCCAAGCGTTCTTGATAAACCTGTATCTTGTGTTCCATTTATATATCCTGTGATTGATGTGCCATTTACAATAATTGCAACGTGAACCCAAGTTCCATCCGTTATATTGGTTGTGCCTGTTTGTGTGAAAAATCCACTTCCGCCTACTCCTGTAACATCTCCACCATAATAAAATACTTTATTAGCATTTACACCAAAAGCAAGACCTCCCCATTGACTTCCATTACTATCTAAACCATTATTAAAAAAAGTTACATTACTTTGATTATAATTAGAGGAGTATATCCAAGCAGATAAACTATATGTAGTTATATTAAAACTTGAATTAGTAATATCAATCTTACTACTACTCCCATTAAAAGCAGCACCCTTTCTTATATACCCTGTAATCTTTTGTGTACCACCATTCCCTGTATAGGTAACAGTTTCAAAGTTTTGTAAAGGGTCAAGGGGAGCTTCGACTCCTGTATTAACTAATCTTTTTCCAATCATTATATAAAGCTTGGTAGTTGATATTCCGCAACTTCTGCTTGTGTTGTTAATGCATTAATTGCTGTTTCGTGTGTATTGCAATTTGTATTAAGTTGTGCTCTTTCGTCAATAATATCTTGTGGAACCGCTGTGCTTAATGCCGTAAGTCTTATGTAATACCAATCTGTTTTAGATAATTCACGGTTATAAAAATCTTTCAATGCGGTTACTTTAGCAGCCTTCATCTCCTCAAGAGTTTGCGTCCATACTTTGTTAATCACAGGGTAGGTAAATACAGATGCATCAGCATCCCATACAATGTCCCCTAGACTTTGTGTTGCATTATTATATGTTGGAGTTACTACAGGGTAGAATCCAAAAGAAGCTCCGTCTGTGATGTTTAAATGCGTTCCATTTTCATCTGTCCATACCTTTGGTAAGGCAGTAAACTTTTTAATTGTTCCTTCGTGTTGTATTGCTATCATACCGCTTCTTGACTTATAGATGCCCACTGCTCAGTTGCACCGTTGGTTGCTACTATTTGAATTAAGTTTGATACTGTCCCATCGTATGCACCAGATACAACCTTAACTGATGCTGGCAATGTTAAAGTAAAGTTACCTGTAATTACAAGGTCTTTAACCATTCCAGTTGATACGTTTGAAAATGTCAATGTATCGTTTGCTGTTAATGTTTTTGTAAATACTTGGGCAGTACTAAAGTCTACATCGCTTGCAGATAACGCAGCGGCTGTTGTAAACTCACTTCCAAGTTTGGCATATGATATTGCATCATTAGCAATCTTAGCTGAATCAATAGATCCGTTTGAAATATTATCTGTTACAGCTGTTGGTTCTAATACTGCTGCTGTTACTTTAGTTAGTGCCATAATTATTAGCTAAATGTTATTGTTCCTGTTCCCGCTGTAAAAACAGTTACTTTATCTGTTCCTACTGTTGATGTTGTTGCTGTTAATCCAGCAGTGTTAGTTAATGTTTTTGAGCCTGGATAGCGCAAAATTACTATTCCAGAACCTCCAGAGGCCCCATTTTGTAAACC